GAGCTTATCGTTTCAGCGTCTAGTCAGACCCTTCGGCCTACTAAATACACACTCCTTCCTACGCCAAACGATCTACCCGAAGCTCAGGGTAGCTAGATCAGCATTGTCACTGATAATCGCTTGCCTGCGGCGCAGGCTACTCCACCCCTGATTAGCTGCCACCTCTCCCGCGGCGATGAAATCACCGCGCAGCGAGAACAGACAAAGTCTTCCTCCCGCCCAGTGCCGCCCGAAGGGGACTGGTCGAAGGAACAGCTAGTTTAGGAGAGTGGGGCGTGTGCGTTTTCGGCGTGGTCCCCCCGGGGGATTGACATCCTTGACGCAAACCCACTGATCAGCACCATCAAACCCCGTACGGGCCCGGTGGCATCAAAGACAAAGGTGTGGGGACTATAAACCTCAACTTTACATAATTGAGACACTCGGCGTGAGGGACCATACGGGGATGGTCGGGACCCCACTTCGGGTAGTTGGCAAAACCGGCCGGTCCGAACTCAAGGGTAAACCAGTCCAAGACTGGCTTTGACCAAGAGAATTTCCAGCTAACTACCTTAACGAATTTCTTACAACTACGTTTAGATGAGATCAGGGGGGGGAGGGGAGGGCGTCCCTGGCGACGGATAGTAACTTTCTGGGGACCCGGTGTGACCTCAACAGTCTTACGATTTCCGCCTGTAAGTGGATTACTCCACACTGGTCTACTATCGAAGACGAGAGGCCTACCGGTCCAGTAAGCTGTTCTCCGCCGTTCTGCTTCCGAATGTGCTTCATCCACTATGCTGAAGAGATCCTCACGAGGAGGCTCTGCGACAACAACAATGTCTGCACGTGAGACCCCAGTGACGATAGGTGGGACGGGATCAGATCCCCTCCACCTTCGAAACCAAGCTCTCTTCATCAGCCCAGCAACAACATATCGGGGCACATTGGCCACGCAAAAGTCCCTAAGGACGATCTCGTGCCGGGCTAGAACCGACACAGCGTACTGACGTACACTATGACGCATTTCTTTTGTACCCTTCCATACCTCCCCGAGGAGATCGACACAATCATTTCTGAAAGGCCGAAGGAAAGAGAGACAATGTCTCGGGACTAGACTTGAGGTGGGTACGTGGTAAGGCTGACTATTCAAGTCGAGCCAGGTTTCAGAGAAACCGGTCTTCTGACGGTTGACTACTAGTCCGAAGGTAGAGGTGACCTTCTCCCACAAGTGGAAGAAATCCTTATTACCTGAAAACATGCAGTCATCGCCATTAAACCTACCAACCCTCCTCTTGCCTTGACCCCAAGTCAAGTCACAACAGATGTCGAAGCAAGCCTTGTTGATCAGGCAGAGTATTGGGAAACTCAAAAGGTTCCCCATCATCTGCTTTCTTGTCAATAACGTCCGAGTCCGCCTGGACCTGGACATCAAGTGAAGGTCGCCCACTGCTGCCAACATCGTTCCTCTCTCCTCGTCAGTCAGATCAGGACACTCGGCTAAAACCGACGTAACAGCCTCAGTTACCCAAGGCAATATGTTATCGGTCGCCGCTGAATAATCTCCGGAGATAAAAGACTCTCCCTCGAGTGCATCAGCAACAATAGCCGCAAAATCCGACTTCTGAACGTCTCCTCGTACACACCAGCCGAACGAGGTGATATGATCGTAAAGCGCTTCGTGAACGGGAACTAAAACTCGTTTAACACGTGCGCTCTGCATTGTAACTACTCTAAGCTTACCCTTTTGCTTGGCCACACCGACTCTGAGCTCGGAAATGTCACCGTAGTGACCTGATCCGACAGATATAGTGCCGCCATTAAAACGGGTTTGCTCCAAGCAGCCGTTCT